CGCTGCCGCGCGTCGCCGAGCGCGCTAAGACACTCGGCGGTATAGGCAGTGCTCTGGTAAGGAGACTGCCCCCCATGGGACGTAATTTTACGGACCTGGGGCTGCGTGATCAATTGGTCTACGTGGAAGGCTTACTAAGGGGCGGGGACAAGCTTGGGGCCATGGCTGTCGTCGTCTTGTGTTGTGATGTAATGGTCCAAATGCCGTTCGGGGATACGGAAGTGCACTGGATGGTCAATGAGTTGTTTCCATCTTTGGCTGACAATAGGTCTATCGACCTGAGTCGGGAGAGGGAGACAAGGCCTTTCCCTCTCAAAAAAGTCACGGCGGCCGCGGTAAAGGTCAATGTTAGCTTTAGCGATGCATATGAGTCGTTGCGCGCTGAAGCACCGGAGCTTGCTCGACGTATGTCGCAGGTGTCGGGCCATATGGCTGGGTTATACAATGACCAAGCAGCAATGGTTGTGCTTGCAGCAGCTGCCATGTCCGGTAAGTGTCCTAATGCGGTCGACGTGGCCATACAGATGGCACAGAGGCCCGAAGATGCTAAGATCCTCACTATAATGGTGAAGGGCATGGGTCTTAATAGTTTACTGTCGGGGGCAGTCGTCTGCGAAGGTCAGTGCCTGGGTGGTAAGGGCCTCGGACGTGGTTCGCTGTTTGACGAGGCCGCGGCCAGGGTCAACAACAAGCCGAAGGATTTATTTAGTGATGCAGATCTCAGGAAGGCAGTTAGGTTGGTGTTGGACAAAGAGCTGCCTAACCAGGAGCTCTTGTTTAGTGACCCGGACGACTTCTGGTCTAAGCGGTGGCTGTGGTGTGTGAATGGTGGGCACGCACGGGCGGCGGAACGGCACGATCCTGTATGGACGGTTGAGACCAAGGGCCGTGTGCATAGGCGTGTGGCTATGGAGAACTGGACGGAAAACCCGCTTTATAAGTGGGACGGGGAGGTCTTTGTATCTGCCAGCTGGAAGGAGGAGAACGGTAAAGTCCGCTTGATCTTAGCCTGTGATACTGTCTCATACACGTGTTTCGAGCATATGTTGCGCCCAGTTGAGGCGGCATGGCGCAATAACACGGTTCTGTTGGATCCGGGCGCGGGGGGATCGGCTGGTATCTGTGATAAGGTCCGCGCGTTGGGTAACTGGGAGCATATATCTGTTATGATGGACTATGATGACTTCAACTCTCAACACACGACCAAGTCGATGCAGATACTCTTCGAGGAGCTAGCAGCGAAGACCGGGTACGATAAGGTACTAGCGGCCAGACTGGTGAAGAGTTTTGAGCGGCACAACATCTCAGCTGAAGGAGTATCGGTGGGGGTATCAGCAGGCACGTTAATGTCAGGCCATCGGGGGACGACTATTATTAATAGCGTCCTGAACCTAGCCTACGTTATCGCGGCCGACTTCGACATGTGGTTTGACCGCCGCTACGCCTCGATCCACACGGGCGATGATATCGTCTCGGTATTTAACGACTACGGCGATGTCTCAAGGTTGCTCTCAAGGCTCAAGGATGCGGGTGTGAGACTTAACCCGCTCAAACAGAGTGTCGGGTTTTATACCAGAGAGTTCCTACGTATGGCAATTGTAGACACGTATGCGATTGGGTACGTGCTACGCTCAGTGTCAGCAGTTGTCAGTGGCAACTGGGTGACTGACGGCCAAGTGGGAGCTGAGGGCACGTTGACCAGCGTGGTGGCGAGCGCCCGGTCGCTCACTAATCGCTGTGGCAGCGACTTACCAGCAAGGCTACTAGTCAAGAGTCTAGTGCACAGGACCGGGTACCGCCGCCAGTTAATTCGGGCGGCGGTATTGGGGCGTGTGTCATTAAACAACGGCCCGGTGTTTGACTGGATCGGAACGGGGGGGATACAGGTCGTAAAGGTAACTTATCCTTCCGTCAGCAGTGTTAAAGATGAGTATATGGACATAGATGGGAGTTCACATGCTACACTGTCTTACCTTACAAACCACGTGTCCGATGTGGAGAGGTTTGCGCTCGAGATGGCGAAGACGTCGGCTTACTCAAGTATGTTAGAGGCATCATATGCTAAAAGTTTGACAGAAAGGGAAGGCGACGTTGTACTCGTTAAGGGCAAGCTAGAGAATGCGCAGTATGTGCGGATTTTCGGTATGGACCTTGAAGCAGAGATACGGGGGAGGGAACCGAGAGTTGGTGTGCTAAGCAAGTACCCTGTGCTACAGCTGATTAAGAACAGGTTGCGGCGCAAGGATCTTATTGCAATACTAGCTAGGCTGGGGCACAGGGCAGATCCGGGTAACGTCGACTTCGTGGCCTGGGGGTCAGTCGGCAGGCCAATCCTGGTCAGGGGAGCCCTCCCTTATGGAGAAGCGGCGCGTCTAAGTATGCGCACAGATAACGGGGTCGTGACTGTTATTAAAGGTGTGTATATG